CGCCTCGCCTGCCTCTTTGGATTTCTAACTTACCGAAACAACCAGTGACGCGGGGCCCCGTTATTGCTACGGTGGCCCCGTCTTTTTTATCTTCATGGCCTCCGATTCAATCAGCTCCTATCTGAACGAAATCGGCAGGCACCGTCTCCTGACTGCCGACGAAGAAATCACGCTGGCCAGGCAAGTCCAGCGCGGCCTCGAACTAGAAAAGAAAGAAGAACCTTTAACGCCACGAGAGCGCCGCGAACTGCGCCTCGGCAAAAAGGCAAAGGAGCGCATGATCGTTCACAACCTGCGCCTTGTTGTGAATGTGGCCAAGAAATACACCAAGCTCCTGCGCAATGGTGGTTTGGCCTTCGAGGATCTTATCCAGGAGGGAACGTTAGGCCTCGATCGTGCGGTTGATCTGTTCGACCCGACCAAGGGCTACAAGTTCTCGACGTACTCCTACTGGTGGATCCGCCAAGGCATCACCAGGGCCATCTACACCAAGGATCGCGTGGTGCGCGTCCCGCAGCACATGCTCGAAAAGCTGCAGAAGGCCAGCAACTACAAGCGCGATTGTCTGCAGGAGAACGGCTACGAGCCCTCGATCCGAGAGCTTGCGGAGCATGTCGAAATGACCCCGCAGGACTACGCCAACCTCGTGGCCCGCACCAACACCCACCGCAGCCTCGACAGCCTGTGCAAGGAAGACGGGAGCCCGCTGATTGATCTGATCGCCGACGAATCGGAGGCCAACCTCCTGATGCTTGAGGTGACGAAAGAGGAGGTGTACGAGCAGCTGCAGCTGGCCTTTTTTCGCCTGACGGAACGTGAGAGGAGTGTTGTGTCTGCCTGCTTTGGGCTAGACGGCAAGGCACCCAAGACCCGTGTAGAGCTGGGCCGTGAGCAAGGGGTGAGCCGTGAGTCGATCCGTCAGCTCGAAGTCAAAGGCGTGAACAAACTAAAACTTGAGCTTTCCAAGTACAGCGGCTATAGGGTTCCGGCTTAGAAAACGCCGCCAGGGGGTATCTGCCACGTCTTCGGCCAGTGCGTTTTTGATCTCAAGCTCGGAAATGTACCTGACCGCTTGCTGCAGGATTTTCTTCTGATATGCGTTTTGTTTGACCAAAGAGGCGCACAAATCAGCCACTTTGTCATGTTCTGGGTGATTTATTGCAGTTCGTGCCAACGCCTCGATTTGAAGTTCTTCTTCAATCGTTAAATTGACAACCATCCATGAGCCCCAAGCCATGAGCGAGTGGCAGAGTTTTAAGGATAGCTGTATGCATCCGCCACAAATTGAACAAATAACTAAGGCTGACGGTTCAAGAATCTGGCGCGTTACTTACGCCGGAATGATCAAAGAGCACCGGCAAGACTGGCAGGCCGAGTGGCACTATCGCCAAGCCTGCGAGATGTACGTCCAGCAGCTCGCGCAAAAGCCCTCAGAGGGGCATTACAGGCGGTAGGGGGTCCACAAGGATGGCCCAGCCATGGCCCGGCCCTTCCGGGCTAAAGCGCTGCAGAAATTCCCTGCGGTTGTAGAACACACCCTCTCCACCCTCCGGGTCTACCAGGCGGCCGCGCTGCAGGTCGTAGCGACCCCGCGGGTCATGCATCCAGAAACCTTTCTGGGAGTAGCCAAGCACGACAGACCAATGGCCAATGCCTGTGGGCGCATCGGGTGGGCCTTGCGTCAGCCAGCCAACGGCCACAATGCGGCCCGCGTCAACCTCTGCCTCGATCTCATCCTCCGTGGCATCAGTCACAAACTGAGGCCGCAGGCCTAGCTCTTCAAGGGCCCGCAGCTGGGCGCTGACCTCGGTGGTGTCGCCGTACTTGGCGCGGATCTGGTTGTATTCCTCTTGGGTTTCAACGGTGCCATAGTGCGCGGCAATCATCGCCATGGCAGCGGTGAAGCATTTCCGATGGCCGTTTGGTAGGGCCATCTGGTTGAAATATGGAATCTTGAACGGCGTTATCTTGCCGCCGGCTTTCCAGATCTCAAACCACTCAGCGTCATGGCTGAGTAGCTCGCTCGGCATGTCTTCTTGCAGCTTTTGGATTGCTGCCCGCTGATGCGGCCGGTCAGGGTCGTAGTAGTTGAAGAACTTTTCGAGCTGAATCACCGTCGGAATGAGCCAGTCGAACATGGCTCAATTCTGCTTGGGGAACATGGCCCGTTCAAGCATGTTGCACAGTTGGTCGTCAATCTTGTTGTCGGTCTTCTCGGCCAGGGCCCGGCAGAGATCTAGCACCAACTTTTTGACGGAGTGCGACTGCAGGAAGGCGAACAGAATAGGGCGAATGAGACCAATCATTACCGTGTAGCAGTTACAGAAAGTCTAGGCAGCCTTTCTAGCCCCTTCAAGCCGGGCGATTGCCTGCTCTGCAGCATTGAGGCGGCTGAAAATTTCGACGCGCTCAGTTCTGAGATCGCGGTGCAGCTCTTCTAGCTGGTTGGCCATATTGTCTACGCTGGCACTGAGCCGCACCAAGCAATCGCGATCTTGCGCGGTTCTCTTGTTGTGGCCATTAAGGCTAATAAGCAGGCCTGAAACGGTGGCCCCAATCACAGCCGCCCCAAGCTCTACCACGTCCTGAAGACCTCTATCCATCATGGCAAACGAGCGCGAGGAACAAGACCACAGCTGGCTAGCTGACTTTGTTCGGATTGTGATTTTGGCTTGGGCTTTGGCTTGCTTGAGTCTTAACTATCTGGGCCACGTCAAGGCGATGGACCCTACGTTCCCGGCCTCGCTGCTGACCGGCATTCTGGGATCAATGGGCGTCAGCGTTGGCAAGAACAACAACAAGAAAGACGGCCCTAGAGTTGAGGAACCAAACACTACGAGCACGCCTAAGAAATGAAGCGACTCCTAGCCCTGGCGTTGGTGATTTCGGCGGCTCCGGCTCAAGCTGACATCACGCACAAAATCCAATCCAGCATCCAACTGTCCGTCGATGGAGCAGCAAGCGCAGCCACAAGAGTCCCCACTGTCTACTCCGTATCGGGGACAGGAGCTTCCACTACTGATGGAACAAATTCTGGCGCTCTCGGCGGTTTTGGGACTGTTACTAACGGTGTCCCTTCTATCACCACCATCAGCGCAACTCAAGCCACCGACGGGGCTGCCTTCTCCTTCTCGACCAGCTACATAGAAGGGGACAGCACAAGCACCACTAGCACCACCGTGACTAGCGGGGTGGTGGGTAGCCTGCCGCTGCTTGGCGAGACCACCACGACTAGCGGTGGGGTGGCCGGATCCTTGGCCGGGACGATTACCTCAGGCCATGGCATCACCGGTACAGCAGGTGGGGCTGGCACTAGCTTCACCGGCCAGGTGGTCACCGAAATCACCATCGGCAACTGATGCGCCGGCTTGCTGTTCTGTTGCTTCTGGCGGGGCCCTGTAGTGCGGCCCCGCTTGTGCCAAATTTCAACACGGGCACAATGACTTCGCACACGGAGTCAAAAACTCAGATCACGGAATCAATCCGGTCCGTTGACTATCAAACGGGCTACGTTTATTCCACAAGCGGCACAGGCGTCAGCCATTCCGGCACCTCCATGATTCCGGGGGCTGAAACAGTGCAAACGCAAACCACTGATGGCATCACTTCTTCGTGGACGGGACTCGCACTAGAAGCAAAGCCAGCGTGGACAATGACAACACCAGGCGGCAGCTTTCAACTGACCGAGTCGTACAGCGGCCCAGGCCTGTCGAAAGTCACCACCGTGGAGCGAACCACGCTCGTAGAGTCCACTACCTCAACCACCTCTGTCTTTGGGCAGTAATCCTTAGCCCTTCGGCAGCGATTGCACAGGTGAACGCAACGGCAGCGCCGTCGTCTGTGAGCAATGGCTCGGTGACAAACCAGGCCATCCAAATGCTGACCGGGCCCTATCCAAATGCAAACTTTGGCGGGTCGATTGCGTGCCAAGGTCCAACGTTTAATCTCTCGCCGTTTGTCACCAAGAGCAAGTCCTACGCCTTGCCCTACACCCCAACACTGACCACTCCGGTCTATGACACCTCAGACGTTAATGAGGACGGCGTCCCCGATAATCCTGGGCGAATACTTTATGAGGACCGGAGAAATTCAAACCAAAAGGATTCGCACGCGCTGAACTTTGGCATCAGCGCCACAATTTCCTTTCCACTAGACGGTGGGATTCAAGAGCGCTGCAAAGCCGCGGCCGATACCCAGACCGCACTGCAGCGGCAGATCCTCGCCAACAAGAGGCTTGACTTTGAGCTGGCCCGGCTCAAAAACTGCGGCGAGCTGGCCCAGAAGGGCATCAGCTTCCACCCCAAAAGCCAGTATTACGTCATTTGCTCGGACGTTGTCCTAGGCCCTATCCCAGGCCAAAAGCCCGTCCCACACGTTCACCGGCTTACGGTTTCAAAGCCCGCCGCAACGTCCTCACAGCCAAGTTCCGCTCCCGCTGTGAAACCCTCCGCTCCCACACCGATTCCAGTGGAACCGTTTTCCCGCGGAGCTTCGCAATAGCCTTCACCGTTTTTTTAACGGTGGGCTTGATCGTCTTGAGGATTAGGTCCGCCAGTGGTTTGGCCAGAAGGGCAGAAGTCGTAGCCACCAAGGCAATCGTGGTCGTCGTGACCACTGCTCCCACATCCGGGAGGCCGTCGATGGCCTGCTCAATAAATGGCTTCTCTGCTGCAGGTTTTGTCTCCTGAGTTGTCGTCGCATCTGTTCGAGGTAGTCGCGGGATTCCCGGTAGTTCAGCAGACGGTTTGGCCTCGTCCTTTTCATTGTTTTGACTAGCTGGGGCGGCCTCCAAAATGTTCAGCTCACTAGGCCGAAAGTCCATTGGGTTGAACGATGGCACCTCCCCGTCAGGGCAGAACATGCCAACCCTGTTGGGGTCATCCTTGAGTAGTGAAGGGTTTAGCTGCTGGTCTGGGTGGACAGGAACGCACCCAGGCATCTGAATGATCGGCGGCGCTAATCCTGGTTGGAGGGTGACAGGGGGCGAAGCCGGCAGTGTTCTAATTTCTGGAAGGCCTCGGACCTCTGGAAGTGGTAAAGGTTTGATGGTGACTGACCGGATCTCAGGCATCCCTCAAGCAGCTCGCAGATGATGTCCGGCAGATAGTCCACGTCGTAGCCATACAGGCCGTTGACGGGGTCATACCAAAGGCCCTCTTTCTTCATTTTTTCAAGAACGGAACAGCGGGGCCCGTTGTCGTTGGCAAGGATTGCATCATGCCGTCGAGCTTGCCGTCGAGCTTGCCGGTGAGTTCCTTCTCAACCGCGCTTGTGATTTCGCCGGTGATCCGCTGCACAGCCTTTTTTTGGATCGAGTCCATTTGCATGAACGAGATCACCAAGGCCGCGGTCATCGAGCCCGACAGCAGGAAGCCGGCCAGGCCCAGCAGGTTGAAGATCCTTTGCATCAGATCACAGTCCTAGTTTGAAAATTTGGATCGGTTTCATCCAAATGACATTCTGGCCCGAATCCAGTTTTCAGCACCTCTTCGCTTAATTCTTCGGCAACGGGCTGGCCTTT